CAAGCGGTTCGTCGGTGGGCACTTCAGAATACGGATGGCACCACGATCAGGCAGCCCGATGGCTCTGAGAAGTTCATCGAGGCAGCGGAGGTTAAGGACTATCTCGTCAAAGCCGACGACATCCTGACCATCCACGTTCCTGCTCGTAAAGAGTGGTTGGCCCAGCGCGAGCCGGCGGTGCAGGCCGCCAAGAGCATGTTCCCCGATATCTTCAAGGAGGGCAGCGCGCTCAACCAAGCCTACAAGGCCACGATCAAACAGGCCCCCGATCTCCTCAAGATCCCCCAGCACGAATACTGGATCGGCCTCGCCCTCTACGGAGAGCAAGCCCTCATGGCCAAGCAGCAGACCGAAGCTGCCAAAGACAAGGCCAAGAAAACCGTGTCCGCGAAAAAGGAGAAAACCGTCACACCCGTCCAGCCCGTTAGCGCGCCCCGCTCTGCCACAAAAGGCAGCTCTACGGCTGCGAAAAATCGGTTCTTCAAATCAAGCGGTTCCATGACGGACATCGAGAACTTGGTGGGAGAGCTGATCGGATAAACCCCATCACTTAGAAAACTCACACAATATGTCACAAGGACTTGTTCACCCCGCTCCAGCGGGCTTGCGCGAAGACTTGGCTGACGTGATCTCGGTCATCGACCAGAAAAACACGCCCGTCACTTCCCGCATCAAATCCGGCTCGGATCTCACCAATGGCTCTGTCTTCTCATGGCAGGCCGACAGCTATAACGACCCGTCCTTCGACGGTGTCCTCACCAACGCCGACGTTACCTCGTTCGACGATCCCGCCAAAAACCGCGTCCTCCTTTCCGGCCGCGCCCAGAAGTTCCGCCGTTCCATCAAAGTCGATGACTTTGCCCAGAACGTGGACAACATCGCTGGCGTTGGCAAGAAGAAGGAAATGGCTCGCGGCGTTTCCCGCGCCCTCATCGAACTGAAGCGCGACATGGAAAGCGCCTTCTGCTCCAGCAACGATTCGCAAGAGCAGAGCGGCACCAACCCGTATAAAACTCGCGGCCTCGGTTCGTGGATCTCCAACTCGGCTCAGACCGACTTGCCTGTTCCCGCGTCGTTCCGCACGCCGTCCGCTTCGATCAACACGACCGCTACCGCCTCTCTCACCGAGAGCGATGTCGCCGCCGTTCTTCAGAGCGTCTACGAGCAGACCGGCACCATCGACACGATGGATCTGGTCACTGGACCGAACCTCAAGAAGCGCTTCAGCGAGTTCACCCGCTACTCCAGCGGCAGCAACACCGCTCTGAGCACCCGTCAATACACCGCCCCGCTCAATGACCGCACGGTCATCAGCACGGTGGACACCTACATCGGCGACTTCGGCACAATTAATTTGGTGCCGACCTTGTTCAATGCGAAGGACGCAGCCGCTGCCGTTCAGTCGGCCCGTGGCTACCTTCTCAACATGGACATGTTGGAGTCCCGGTATGGCCGTCGCCCCCGCTTCCAAGAGCTGGAAGACCAAGGCGGTGGACCGCGTGGCCTCGTTGATGCGATTGCCGCGTTGGTGTGCTGGAACCCGAAGGGCCTCGGCGAGTTCGCCGCGACTTCCTAGTAGCAACCTCAATTAAGGAATAACGACACTATGAAAGTCTACGAACTGCCCAACGAAACGAAAGCCGGAACCGGCTTTACCCACAAGGTCATCATCGAAAAAGCTGATTTCACCAGCGCGACCAACACGCAGACGCTGAACCTGTTCTCGGCTCCCGCCGGAACGGTCATCAGCAATGCGGCCCACAGGCTCGTTACGCCGCTGGTCTCCAGCGATGCCACGGTTGATTCCGTGGCTTACAGCCTCGGCAATACCGCATCGGCCACCTCGATCATGTCCAGCACCGAAACGCTCGGTGCGGCCAGCGAAGTTGTCTTCAAGGCGATGACTGTCACGGCTCCGGTTGCCATCACGGCTGCCAGCCAGAACGTGGTTGCTGCCTTCACGGCGACAGCGGCCAAGGCGCTCAACACCGTCACCGCAGGCGAGATTCACGTCTTCCTCGCGGTTGCCGATCTCACCGATCTCTAAGATCGCGTCTTAACACACTGCTGCCGAACTGCCTAGCGGGTCGGCAGCAGCAGTTAGGATGTCAGACAATCTATGGTCAGAACTTGTCCTCGATCTCGGGGATGAGATGGCCGACGCGGTCAAGCAAGAGCTGATTGCCGGTTGGAACGCCGATGCTGTTCTTGCCGCCACTCGCCAACGCCAGATCGCCGAAGCCAGTGCGCGCATAGAGCAATGCGCCATCGAAGGCATCGGCCAGAAGGACATGAGTATAGACGCTGACGCTTATTGGTCTTGGGAAGCAGCGGAGCCGGGATGCTGGAAGGACAAAGCCTTCCGCGACTGGTTCAAGAAAAAGAACCCCGAGACTGTTGTGCCTTATACCCCCCGCAAAACCACTGTCTTAATGCCCTAACATGCCAAGCCCCGGCACAGTTTATGGACGAGCAACGCGACCGCTTGGCGAAACCCTTATGCGTGAATCGCTGCCGTATCCAGAACGCACAGCTGACGAACTAGGGCTAACAGATTATTTTCGCGCCAACACTAATGTGGCGGGAATGGCGTGGGGCGGCGGCATGAACAATAGCCCTAAAGACGAGCCGCGCGTAGTGGTTGCCAATCCGTTCAATCCCTACATGACCAACCCCACGGCGTATCAGGGGCTACTCAAGCTGGAGGCGTCAAGGCACCTGATGGACGAGCAAGGTTACTCTCCGCAATTCGACATAACGCCCATGCAGCAAGAATGGCGCAAGAGGCTGGGCAAGGAGGAGTCGGGCAAGGCTTACGCGGAGGATGATCTTGCGTTCAAGCAGTCAATCGTTTCGCGCCTAATCGCTAACAGCGGCGAGGTGCCTGACCCCACGCCAAAACAGCGCGCGGCGGCCGAATACATCATGCAACAACTTTCCAAGAGGCGGGCCACCAAATGATTAAAGCACCCAAGCCAGAGGACATCACGGCGATGCTTTACGAGATCGACCAAGCGGACGCCGATGGCAGCCAGTATGTTCAGCGCAAGCTGCGCAACTGGAATACGCGGTTTTGTATTTGGCCGGGGCAAACAGAAGATGGTCGCAAGCATCAAGACGCCTTTGGCAAGCGCGTTTTTCCGTTCGAGAATGCGTCTGATGTTCGTATTCGTTTGGCCGACAACCTGATCTCGGACAACTGCGCAATCTTGGCCAACGCCTTCTTCAAGTCGCGCGTGCAAGTCCAGCCGGTGGAGTCCATGGATGCGGACAAGCGAGCCGCCGCCGAAGCCGTGATGAAGTGGCTTATGTTCCAGCACTGTCTGGATGACCTTCGCCGCGAAGTAAAACTCGCCGCTCAATTCCGCGAGACCTACGGGCTGGCGGTTATGGCCGTGGACTGGGTGCAGAACACCCGCACCGAGATCAAGTCTTTCAGCATCGAAGACGCGCAGATGATGTTGGAGCAGTCGCAAGACCCCAACCTCGCCGCCCTTCTGGAAGTGGTCATGGACCCGCTGCAAGAGGAGACCGCCGCCGAACTCTTGGGGCAGATCATCCCTGAGTTGGGCAAGGTTTCCAAGGTCCGCGAGTTCCGCGACAAGGGCCTTGTCCAGTGGGAGGAACCTTATGTCTTTGAAAGCAAGCCGGTGTGGACCGCGCTTGAAGCATGGGAGGATGTCATCTTCCCCATCCAGACCTTCAGCCTTCAGCGCGCCGCGTTCGTTGCCCGCAGAGAATTGCTCACAGAAGTGGAGTTGCGCGAGCGCGGCGCAGTCGAGGGCTGGGACGAGGAATGGATCGAGGCCGCCTCGCAGCACAAGGGCCAGCTCAAACGCATCTCGCTCAACATCCACCGCACCGACCAGTTCCTCTACGAACAGCTCCGTGACATGTGCGAAATCTGGCATGTCTACCGCAAGGAGAACGACCCCAAGACCAACGCCATCCGCGTCACCCGCTCCGTGGTTAGCTACCATGTCACCGACAAGGTCGCCGTGCATGAGCTGCTGCCCTACGCGCACGGGCAATATCCTTTCATTGAACTCCCCCGCGAGCGCGCCACCCGCCCTCTGCTAGAGAGCCGTGGCATCCCCGAGTTGGTGCAGACTGCGCAGGAAGAAATCAAGATCCAGCGCGACTTCCGCTCAGACAGGGCCAGCATCAGCATCCTCCCGCCCGTCAAGGTGCCGGCCAACCGGGGCAAGTTTGAC